AACAAGGTCCAATCCCCGAGACCAAGCTTGTAGCGCTAAATCCGTCGCCGTATCGGGTACATCCCCCCACAATAAACAATGAGCGTGGAAAGCTGGAATTGCTCTTTTAACTCTCAGCATAGCTGACGTAGCAAATGCGGTTGCCGTACTTGGTGATCCATCTGCATCAGAATTACCGGGACGCTTCACATTACCCAGATTCATCCATTCTCCTGATATGAATGGCATCTGCGTTTGATCGACTCCGTGGTGCTCAATCAAACGTTTGACAGAAGCTTGATAATCCCATTCCTCATGTCGAGCCAAATGTTCATCCAGAAAATCGGCCGGAGCTCTGCAATAAAAAATAGAATCCTCATCCGTTGCAGCCCCAAAATTCATCAACCGATCTGGAGCAAGAGATTTACATTGCTCTCCCAATTCAATGACTGTGCGTGAATTGCTGCCAAATCCAATCTGACCTGGTTCATTCGCAATTTCATACAGCACAGGTAAATCACGAGTCATGGTCACAAATTGATCGACATACTCACGCATTTGAGTAATCGCATTTTCATTGTCGCTAATTACGTCGGGTCGTGAAAATGGGACTTCTTCACCAGTAAAAGATTCCACCCCTCCGAACAAACACAGACGTGTGTAAATCCCATAATTCGAAGCTTGGGTAATGAACGGTACTAATTGATCCCACCACTGATTACCTTCTAAATGGGAGTTATGTCGATGTCGATCTTTCCAATATGCAGATGACAAATTAAACAGCGGTCGAATAGCATTAATCTTTCTGGATTGAAAATAAGCAAACAGGTCATTAACCTTATCGTACTGTTCACTTAACCACAGACGATAAATCCCCATAGCTGTGGCTTCTCGATAATCAAATATCTCACCGTCTGGTGTATGGAAAAATCGAGATTTCGGTTGTGAACCCAGTAACAATAATTGAGAAGGTGTTACTTCATTCACAATAGGATCATCCACCACTACGTCTGGTTCAACGATGTCGGGATCTCGTGCAACAACATCCCCTGGGAGAAGGGGTTCATCCGTAAGATCGGGACGTGGAACTTCTTCTCCTTCACCTGCGTCTTCTCGTTCATTCTTCGTCATCAGTATTCTCATTAATATCTTCATCAGGCCCAGGAATGCCTTCATCAACGCTTTGAGTGTCTTCATCAGGTTGTCCTGAACGTCCTGCCAAATCTGCTCTCGATACCGGGAGACTGGCTGCACGCAACGCAGCTTCCTCTAGAACAGGATTCGGGAAAATAGTCATACCAGAAGCACTGAGGTTCCTTAAATACGTGCCAATGGCTTCAATATCAGGGACATTGATTTCTTCATGATCCAATCGAGGGTGATCCACCAATTCCATCCCATTCAAGGACAGCAATGCAGGTACAGCGTGTTGATTCAAGACATCGCGGATCATATTCATCCAACCATTTAAGGCAGTATTGAATAACGAAGTTTTACTCTTACTGAGAGCAAATGATCCAAATTTATTAGAATGACCCAATTGAATAAAATCAGCCAGCACGGTCATCGCAATACGCTGATCATAGCGACCAATGATGGAATTGGTATCAAAGGTTCGACGCCCTCCAGAACTGAGCAATTGGATTTCCCAGCCAAAGGGTTTCAAGATCCCTTCCTGTTCATCACGTCGAATGGACCGTACGATGTCTTCTGCCAATTGGCGTTGAGTCACGGCTAACGCATCTTGATCATTCCACAGATCCAACCCCTCTGGAGCCGTCATCATAGGAAGGCCGGCCAAGTCCCGTTCCAGACCGATACCTTCTATTTCTTCTATTTTTTTCTTGAAATACCATGGTCGATAGCAATTCCGAAGAGCTGACCGTCCTTCAGGATTGTCTTTCATGACTTGGGTCCGAAACAACAACGACCGTGACAACGGGATTTCGACCATCCCTCCTCGATCAGTTTGCTGGACCATAGCCTCGATACTGCCATCACTGCTAATGATCCATCGTGATAATGAATCCTGCGCACGAATGGGCATCTTGCGCCAACCAATCAATCCATCTGAAAACTTGGATTGTGTGCGTGGATTACCCGTTTGTCCTTCACGACGTTTATAGATAATCTCATGCCATGACCATCCATAGGTCAACATACTCAACACTTCAGTAATAAAACTCCCCCAACTGTCTGACATATCGTTCATGCATGATCCCAAAAACACCGCTCTTGGATCGGCACGGACATTCCCTTCACTCGCACCAATTTCATCAGACGGCTCTTCAGAGGGCGTTGTATCTTTTCCTGGAGGCAGAGGACCCGAGGGTGTCGGTTGGTGATTCAATCCACCGCTGGGGTCTTGTTGACGGGTCGGCCCTGCTGTTGAAACGACTTTCCATTCGACTTGTCGCATCAACATCTCGATGGCGAACATCACGGCCCCTACGGTGGGATCGTTGTCGCGCATTTCCCGATAAACCTTGACAGCTTTCGTCCCTTTCAACGCAGGAAGGAATTCTTCTTGAACGACACCTCCAGAAATTTTTAATCCCGTCGTTCCAATTTCATTAAAAATTGCAGGTTTCGGCCCTCGCCGCTGGGGTTCACGTTTAGCCATATCATCTCCAGTAACTGGTTTTCTCTATGATACTGGGCAATCCTTTATATGATCCACTTTCTAATAACCGAATCGCCATTTCAGTTGCATCTGGGGCATCATCATGCTCTGCCCCAGGGAATTCATCGAACTGCCCAAAAAACTGCGGATGCTTCGGAATCAAATGCCGCGCAAAACGAACAATCCCACTTTCGATCAAAGGTTGAATACCAAGAATACGAGCGACTTTGTTCGAGGTATGCGTCATCATCTTCCACGACGGGTAGAGATGACGTTCTCGTGCTCGACGAGCCAAATCAATTTCCAACAAATTCTTGTACATATTCTCTTCAGCCCCAATCAATCTTGGTTTCCACGCTTCGTAGACATCCAACAACTTATCAATCTGTTGATCAGGGAGGTCGCGTTTCATCCAAATATCGAAAACATCAATATACCCGTCTCGGGTGCGTCCTGCGGTCACGATACACGCGAAATCTCGACGACCGCGTTTCATCTCACCTGGTCGTTCCCCGCCGGCAGGGTCAAACGCCGAGGCCACCATCGAAAAGGTTTGCCGATGTTCATCGGTTAAATCGAAGAGCGAGAATGCATGGGGGTCAAATACCTTATCTTCTTCTTCACGGGGATCATTCATCATCTCCCGGGCGAACCCCAAACTGCCGACATTCGGTTCTTTCTTATATTTCTCCAATTTATCGAGCGGCCACACTTCTGGCCACAGCGATTCGCTATCCGTTTTCGTGTTGCCGACAATATACCGCTCATTCTCTCGGGGAGGGATATTGATCGCTCGGTACAGTTTGCCGTTCCACGTCTCGGTATCCAAGACCAAATCCGCAATCAAACAGTCATGGTGCGGCAAGTTCCCAATTACAAACAAATCCCACTCCCGTGCGCCCAATCCCATGAACGTCCCACCGAACCACCGCTTGTGGCGACGACGCTTCAAGAATGTATCTGCGGTTTCTGGGGACTCCGGATCATCCAGAATCGCCAGGTCCGGTCGTCGCTCCCGATATTTCAATCCGCGCATTCGTGCGCCCATGCCCTTGGCCATGACGGTGGCATAGGATTTGACGACCAACTGCCGATCTGTCCATTTGACGGATTGCCCACGAATATCCATCGCTGGTGATAGATGCGGGAAATCAGCGATCAGCTGTTCGTTGGTTTCGATTTCTTGCGTCAAGGTCGCCAAATTCGCTTCGGCCGTCGTTGCCGATTCCCCAATCATGAGAATAAACCACTTCAACCGATACGCCAAGGCATACAACGGCAACCCCAGCGAGATGATCGTGGTCTTCCCAAATTGACGCGGGGCAATACGAGCAATACGTTTACTGACGCATGGATGATCGATGGCGAAAAAGATATCGTGATGCAGCTCGGAGAATCCAGCCGTAAAATGATGCGCCAGATAAATCTCGCAAAACCGGCGCGTACTGTGCTGGGCTTGGTCAATGCGTCTGGTGCTTTTGATATCGCGTCGATTCTGCCGCAATCCACTGACGGCTGACGATAAATCAATACTATTCACGGTGGGCGTAAACCGTGTCGGTCCACGCTTCAAATCTCCAAGTGTTTTTGCCATCCCCATGGGGTGCGCTATCCTGAAAACCCGTCTGGCCCAGATCGCCCCACCGGGATAGGTTGATCATGCAAACTGTCCACCATTTTCTTGATGGACGGCATGGACTGTTCCATCTTCAATTGTTCCATAAAAACGTTCAACACCCGTGTACCCAACTGACCTACTTCTGGAAGGGTCAGATTTTTGACATCCTCGCTCGATACGTCGGGATCATCTACGCGGTGGCGCAATAACTCAAACACGGCATGGGCAAACCGTTTGTCTTTCGATCCTTTTCGCACAATCTCCGCATTCATCATATCGCGCAGCGTCCAGCGTTCCATGGACAGTGTCCAATCATTAATCGGTTTCATCCTCGCCATCCCTTTCCGGTGCTGGATGCAGGCCTGGATCGCGCGGGTCCAGAGCCAGGTTCGACCATTCGCCTTCAATGGCATCGAGGGTGGTTTTATCCTCGACATGCTTGGCGACGACGATGCCCATCGATTCAACCACCCGTTTAAAGGTATCCAGCGTAATACTGCCTGTGGAATGGATTTGGTGGATACGCTGGACGGTACGACTGATTTTTTCAATCAAGTTGCCAGCATCGGTGATATCCAACACTTTACGCGGTTTACTGGTCTTGGTGCTGTCGGCGTGCCATGCAATCAACGCTTCATGAAAATCTTCGTACCGTTCCACATAATCCACCACCAGCGTGCGTAACAACTGGACCTCAGGCACCAAGTCCATGACATCCTGTTCGATGGCCTCCAGCTGCCCTAATTTCTCTCGAAACCGTTCATGGTCAATCGTGCTGTATCGACCTGATTTCTTCATTGACCGTCCTCCATGCAGATAACAGCGCCCTTGTCCTGGGTGGTCGGTCCACTTGCCGGCAGGATTCCGACACCGTTGATGTTGATAGCCCACCGACCGCAGTCGTGCATCACAAAAGGGGCCAGTGACCTGGTTCGTGCGACTAATCGTGACCATGCGCGCATAGGTCTCCACGTTCGGTCAACAACTGATACTGGGTATAGGCTTTATGCAACCGCGCCAGAATCACGCCTCGGTCTCTGACACCTGGTCTGGTTTGGCTGTGTGCGCGCAAAGGCATCACCGCTTCGTCGGGTTGGTTCAATAAACACCGCAGAGCTTCCCATCGTTGATAGTTGACGACCATCGTTGGCCTCCGTGGTGGTGGGGGTGGGGGCAATGCCGTGCAGTAATGGCATCGCTCGCCTTCGCTATTCATACACCCACAGTGCTGGCAGCGCCACATCATCACGCTCCATCTCCGTTGTCGTCGTCAGCCTCCGAGACGCCAGGCATCGGGTCCGGCATCACCGGATCCGCGATTACCGGCACGGGGTCTGGCGTCGGAGCGTCCGTGGCGGTATGCGAACAGCTGGAGCGTGAGGGGGCGTCCCCCTGCATCGGTTCCCAGATGGGCGCTCCGCACGTCGCACAATAGCGAGCCAGGGTCCAGGCGTCTCCGTCAAT